ATGTTTCAAATGTAATAGATTCTCCAAATGAATTAATTACTAATGGTGTATTTTCTAATCAACTTTATCCTCTTAATGAATACGGACCTAACGGTGGTTATAATTTAGATATTAATTATAACGGTGCACCACTTCCTGTAAATTCAAATCAGGGTGAGTATGGTCCTAATGATACGGTATTAGATTTAGTTAATGAATTTTTTATTGACGCGGCTTATATAGATAATTATTACGGTCCTGTTGGTGGTTTTAATGATATGTATGGTGTTACGACACAGATATTAGGTCAACCAATACATCAACCATATTTTTCAACAATTGTTCCGTCTTCTTATTCTCCTTACGAAATTCTATTATCGACAAATCCTACAGGTACTAATGGAACATTATCTCAGGATTCTTATTTAGCGAGATTAGGTGCTCAAAAACTTAATGAATTATTTCAAGATAGGATTAATCGACAAATTTTTATAAATACTGTTGGTCAGATTAATTTACAATCGTTACAAGACCCTTTTGAGGCAAGTTTACTTATCACAGGTCAAGAACCTTTAATTTATAGAAATTGGAAAATTACATCACCGGAAGACCCTATTACAGCGGCAGCTGATTTAATCACAAGATTAGGTGGTGCTTATTGGCCTGTTTCGTTAATTCCGGGAGATTATTTCACGGATAATACAAGGAATGGTCAAACACAACAAACATCAAACGCTTTAAATGTTGTTAATCAATTAACCGGAGGTTTTTTAGGTCCTATTTTAAATAGTAATAGAAACCCATCTGAAATATTTTTAGCAAATACAGGAAACGGTCAAAGGTCTGTTTTATTTAGAAATTTAGAATACAATAGATATCAACCAAGTTATAGAAAAGATTTTGGTGGGTTATTAGGAATTGGACAAGCAATTATTGATTTAATAAACCCTGATAATGGAACTTTAGTTGGTGGTTATTACGTTGGTAGTAGAAATGCGGAACCATCTACGATAACATCACCACCTAATCAAGTTCCTATTAACGCTTTTGGACAACAAGAACAATCACCGGTATATGGTCCTTCTGAAATGGGTATACTATTTGAGGGAAATCAAGATACTCTTAATTTTGGTCTTGCAGCAAAATCATTAAGTGATGGTGGTGGTATTGATGGTCAATTTGTTTGGACATCACCAAAATATAAACCAAACGCGGGATTCAAAGCAACACCCGGAGGTGGTTCAGGTTCTGCGGACCCGGAATATAATTTAATTAGTAGTAATTACACAAGAGACGAATCAACGAATTTTACATTCAAATCGACATCTATATTAGATGAGACACAAAGATTAGTTAATTCGGCGGATAATGTTCAAGGAATTAGTAGATTAAAACACGTTGGTAACGCAATTAACCAAGTTAGTAAAGTATTCCACGATGGTTATAAAGAAATAACTAAAGGTTCTCAAGTTGTGTCTTATACAGACCAAACAACCGGAGGTGAGGCCGGTATTGAATATTGTAGAGTTTTTACTAAAGACACACCATATTACACTTATAATGATTTACAAAAAGTTGACGGTATTACAACAAGTGGTCGACAATTTGCTGGTTCGGTATTTGACAATACCTTCAATTTAAATATATCACCAACAAGAAATCCGGGTTCAACAAATATTATTGCTGACGGACCAAATGGTATTGGGGGGTATGCTAAAAAATATATGTTCTCAATTGAGAATTTAGCTTGGAGAACATCAAGTAAACAAGGTTATACTTACGACGAACTTCCTGTTTGTGAAAAAGGTCCAAATGGGGGTAGAGTTATGTGGTTCCCACCATATGACATAAAATTTAATGATAATAGTAATGCTAACTGGTTTGAAACATCATTTTTAGGTAGACCGGAACCAATTTACACATATAAAGATACAAGAAGAGTTGGAACATTAAGTTGGAAAATAATTGTTGACCACCCTTCAGTTATGAATGTTCTTGTTGAAAAACAATTAAAAGGACAAAACAAAGAAAGAATAAATTCAATAATTGATTCGTTTTTTGCGGGATGTGTTAAATATGACATTTATGAATTGGCTAAGAAGTTTAATATGGTTCCAACCAAAGATTTATATACTTATCAACAAATATTAAATAACCCTAATTTAGATAGTAATACGGCTAAAGAAGTTATTAGTAGTGTACAGGGGTCGGCGACAATTGGAACTAAAAATGGTCCGGGAACGTCTAATCAAACAACAACTAATGATTTATCTGAGGGTGCTTTAAGTGGTTATGAAAATTACGGATTTTATTTTGATAATGATATCCCGGGTCCTCATAATAAAACTGCGGTTAACCCTGATTCAACATATAAACCAGATTACGACACTTATACAAGTAGTAGTAATAAGGACAAATATGTTGTAATTTCAAGTAAAACATTTAGTCCATCTAGTACTAATTTAAATGTTAAAGAATTTTTTGAAAATGTTGTTATTGATAATTTTAATTATATTAACACTAATTTTATTGAAGATGCTTTTAAAATTTTAAGTGAAAAAACAGGAAAAATAAAAATAACTTTAACTGCCGGAGCATCCGCACCCGCTAGTAAAACATATAATAAAGCATTATCACAAAGAAGAGGTAATTCAGTTATTGATTATTTAAAAACAACTAAATTAAATAAATTTATTACTGAAGATAAGACTTTAACATTTTCTGATGTAAACGCTATTGGTGAAGATAGTATTGCGACACCAAAAACATCAAAAGGTTCAGGTTCTTCAGTTAATTGTACTGATGATATTAAAGATAAAAATGGTAAAGTAACATCAGATTCTCAATGGTATTCGGTTGCGGCTATGTCTTGTAGAAGGGTGGTTATGAGTAAAATTGATGTAACACCAATACCTTCAGATAAACCTGTTGAACCTATCATAGAAGATAAACCAATACAAACTATTTCTGAACAAAAAGAACCAATCAAACCAAAACCAACATATAGAACAGAAAAGACAATAAAAGAAGGTATTAGTAAATTAATTTTAAGAAAATTACTTTCTGAATGTGATTATTTTGATGTTATTAAAAAAGAAGTTCCAATGTTATATGATTCAATTCAGGAAAAAATTAAATATTTTAATCCTGCTTTTCACTCTATGACACCTGAAGGTTTAAACGCTCGTTTAACATTTCTTAATCAATGTGTTAGACCGGGTGAGACAATACCGGTTATTGGAGACAAGGGACAAATTGTTCAAAATGATGCGTTAAATACATCATTTGGGGCACCTCCGGTATTAGTTTTAAGAATTGGTGATTTTTACAATTGTAAAATAATACCTAAAGCGGTTTCATTTAGTTATGAACCATTGGTTTTTGATATGAATCCTGAAGGTATTGGTATTCAACCTATGATTGCTAATGTAACTCTGAATTTTGATATTATTGGTGGTATGGGTCTTGAAAAACCGGTGGAACAATTACAAAATGCGTTATCATTTAATTACTATGGTAATACGGAAATTTATGATGAAAGAGCTGTGTGGACTGACGATAGTTGGAAAAAATTAGATAAACAATATTTCCAATCATTAATTGATGAACAACCAACCGTAACAAAAGTTGACAATCAACAAACAAACACCGCGGGTGAAACTATTGGGCAAATCCAAACAACCGTTAATGGTACTAGTGGTCAAACGGGTGATATTACCTATATGAAAATTATGGACAATTTATTAGATGTAAGTCAAGGATATCTTGTTAATATAGTTAACCAATGTGAAAGTACAATTAAATCATATAATGGTGGTATTTGGGAATTAATGTCTAAAGAAAGACAATATCTTGACGGGGAATTTAATTTGGGGACATCAAGTGACTTAGTTCCGATATATGGTAAATCTGTTTATCAAGATAAAGTTGATGATTTATTTACTACATTACTTGATGATATATCAGGTGGGACTAATTTTATTATTGTTGGGTTGAATGATGTGTTTACCGATACAAGAGCGGTTAGAAGTGTTACTACAAATTTAACAAATTACATTAACACATTAAAGGCTGACTTTAGTAATGGTATTGAGGAAATTAGTAATAATATAGTCCAACAAGAACAGGATATGGTTCAAGTTTTTAGAAAAATTAATTATGTTACTACATTATCCGATGGTGTTATTATTGATAATAAACCTAAAATTTATACATTAACCGCAACAGAGGAAGTTAACACTTCCGGTGCACAAATACAAAGTGATACATTCCAAGAATTAGTATTTGACTATGATTTAGTTGCTGGTAGAATGGATGATTATAATAGAGTTTTAAGTAGTACTGATTATAACATTATTAGTGATGATTATTCCGGTCCCGGAGGATTTACGTCAGCGGTTTTTCAAAGCCCATCAGATAAAAGATTTTTTATGGTAATGGCTCAGGTGTTTAATAATAGAAGTAACTTCAATACATTTAAATCGGCAATTATTACCAACGAATTAGATAATACGTATAATGGTTTATCAAAACAATTTAATAAAATAGTTGATGAATTTAGAGGTAAAGTTTTAGAAGAATTAGAATCTGAAGAAAAAAATATTAAACTTCTTAAAAAATCTAATGAATATATCACTTGGACTAAAGAAAACATTTATAATAAAGGAAAGGTTCGTAAGTTTACTTATACAACAGAACCTTCATCCTCAAATGAGGAACAGACTAAGAACTTATTGTTATTATATCAAGGTAATAACGGTGGTGATAAAACAATTTGGACTGATAAAACTCAATTTAATTAAAAATGAATAATAGACAAAACTACAATAGATATAATGAATTTTTAATGAATGGGGAACAAAGTGTTGTTCCATATATTTCAATTTCAAGTAAATCGTCGGATAAGAGATATATTTACAAAGTTGGTCAATCTAGATTGGATAAAATATCTCAACAATACTATGGAACACCAACATTTGGGTGGTTGATTCTTGCGGCTAATCCAATCTTTGGTGGTATTGAATGGAATATACCGGATGCTGCTATATTGACAATACCATTTCCTTTAGTATCATCATTACAAGAATATAAATCACAATTAGATAATCATTTCTATTATTATGGTAGATAAAACCGAAAATATATTAGTCGAATTCGACTACAATAACATTACAATTATAGACCCAAACAAAGTTATTGATAGTGATAATAAAGTAAAGGAAAGGTATGTTAAACAAGAGGATTTGGTAATGTATGCCAATCTTGAGTGTAGTGTATTACCAAGAACTAAATTAGCAATTGGTACGGGAAATAATGACTCAATTAGAACAATATCAATTGCTAAAATTAATTTTTTAAAACCGGGAGATAAGGCTTATTTAGATAATTCATATACTGACGAGTTAACCGGTAAAGGTGCCATAAAAGGTGATGGTGTTAATCAACCTAAATTTAATAGTGTTGTTAATCCAAATAATAGTGATGATTTTTATCTGAAACAAACAATTAATTCAGGTGGTAAACCCGGTGCAACGGATAATGAATTATTAGGTATTACATCAATTAACATTAGACAAGGTTTAGATTTTTTACCAACTATAGATATTAGATTAGTTGACGTTAAAGGTCGTGCATTATTTGAAGCCGGTGATAATTCACCATACGCAGCCTTTTTTAATTTACCATATCCATTATTTTATTTAACAATTAAAGGTTATTTTGGTAAAGCGGTTAGATTGGGGTTAATGTTACAAAATTTCACTACAACATATAATACAGAAACATCTAATTTTACTGTTGATTTAAAATTTTATACATACAAGTATACGGTATTGAGTGATATAACGATGGGGGCTCTTTTAGCTACCCCACATATGTATCAATCAAGATTTAATATTAGTAGAACTAGTGGTGGTCCATCTACAACAACTAAAACAGATAATGTTGTTGTTGAAAGGGGTTATCAAAAAATTAGAGAAATGTATAGTGAGTATAAATCGAAAGGTTTAATACCTACTGATTTTCCGGAGATTACATTAATGCAAATGAAAAATAGACTTGAGAATTTTATAAAAAATATTCTTGATTCATTTGTTAAACAAAATTTAGACCCATTAACCAATTTAGACACATATGGTAATCAATTATTTGATTATCAAAAAGAAGTATTTTATACCTTAAAAACTTCGTGGTTTAACGAGTTTATGGATAGTGAAAATTGTTATATTAAAAAGAAAACAGGTCAAAAAATATATACATTTAAGAAAAATTTAGATGGTCAGAAAAAAAACGACGCTATTTCAAAATTGAAAGGTATTATTGACAAGTATAATAAATTACTTAATGAAAATGTTACTTGTGGAAATGTTGATGGTAAAGGTAGTTATACTATTAATGGTAAAATCACAAAATGTTCAATACCTAACAGTATAACATATGAAAAAGTTTTTCCAATAAAGATTACATCCGATGATATTGATTTAACTGAAACATATAAATTACAAAGAAAAAATAGTCAACCTACTCCGGAAGATTTAACTAAATTCCAAGCGGAATTACAAAACGCAAATCTTTTCCAAAATCTTGAAATAACACTTAAAAACGGGGCGATTCAGTCGATATCACAATACTTTGTTTTTGAAGGTACTAATTCATTTATCGATTTAACTGATAAAATGAATAAAGACTTAAAAACAAAGCGAAATGAAATTGAAGATGCGTTAACTAAAGCTCTTGCGTCATTATTGGAAAATAAAGATAATGGGATTGGGTTTGTTCCAACAATTCGAAACGTATTAGCGGTTATTTTTGCCAATGGTGAAGCATTTTTGCGTTTATTGGATGAAGTTCATACTAAAGCTTGGGAACAGAGAGATAGTAAAATTAGAAAGGGTGTAATTTTTAATCAAGAAATTGCAAATGCGAGTGCTGATAATAAAACTTCAGGTGATGATAAAAATCAACCAGTGTATCCTTGGCCTCAAGTAATTAAACAAACACCGGGTGAAAATGGTCAAGAAAAATATGAATTAAGATATCCGGGTGATAGTGATATTATCGGAGAAACAAAAGGTTATTTATATGATGTATGGCCTGAAATTCAGTTTGTTGAAGAATTTATTAATGGTATGACTCAAAATACACCACCTCCACCTCCATCAATAAAATCTTCAAATTCAGCTACAGAACCAAATAGAATATCTTTAGGGGCTATTGAGTTTCCCGTAAACAATGAAATTTTTGAAAACAAGGTCGTTCATAAATATCTTTATGAGATATACGAGAGAACCTTGTTGACATCTCATTATTCAAAATTAGATAGAGCTAATAATTTAACATCTGAGGCGGATAAAGTTTCTAATGTTATTAGTGAGGGGGAATCTATTAATATAGAAGATAGTGTATCTGATAATAGTGATGTTGAATTAATTAAAACCTTAAAAGAATATAATCTTACATCGTCTAATTTTGAAAATGTTTTGAAACACATTTCAAATGACGGGACCGGACAAAGTTGGCAAAATTATATACGAGGAATTTTTAATACAGGTTACATTGAGAATACAGTTAACAACGCGTCGTTTTCATTTATACCTAATAGTGAGATAGATAGTTCGGTGTCACAACCATTAGTTTCTTTAAATAATGAAAAAGATATTGTTGATTATGTTGGTACATCTACAACTTCAAATAAATATGATTTTACGGATACCTATCCGTTTACGGATAATAATTGGGTTAAAAGTAGTTTAGCTAATGGGATTGCTACTGATGAAAAATTGGCGTTTAATACGACTAAAACATTATTATATAACCCAACTAAAAAAATTGTTTCAAATTTTAACGATAATCAATCTGAGGATACTAAAAAACCAATAACTAATTTTGTTTATAAAAACATAAAAACACCTGAGGTAATTAATAATGATTTTAGAAACTTTTACGCAACTAGAACATATGAAAATCAATTACCTACTGAAGGTGATGTTAAATATTTGAATTATAGTGGTCTTGTTAGTAACTATCAAACAACATCCATTTTTAATACTCCGTATTTTATAAATGCAATTCAGGAAGGTGTTGAGAGTAATAAAAATGGTGCTACTAATCCATATATTAGTGCGGCTTATTTATTCATTAATAGTTTACCTCTATCAACATTAAGAGAGAAATATAAAAATTATACAGGTAATGAAACAAACTATTCTGATGAAAGTTTGGATTACATATTTGCGTCTATGAAAAAATTTGCTGCGGTTCATAAGGTTCCGTACGCTTGGGTTTTAAAAATAGGTTCAATTTGGCATCGTTATAAAAAATATGTTAATACTAATGTTGATATTTTAACTAATTGTTGGAAGAATTTTGATTATGTTAATAATTTTGACCCGGTAACTAATAGTAAAACAAAGACGTATTCAGTTATACTTCCGGGACAAACTGGTACTACAACAATTGTGTTGGAACAGTATTTGACTGCGACAACAGTTGGTGGGATAAGTTATAATACAACAATTAATACAGGATTTTATCCTAAATTAATTAACGATTTTAATGTTTTTTATCAAGGATATAATATTTTTACAGGATACACTAATAGTGATATTCAAAAAGGATTTACTGATGGTCTTGTTATGACTTATGTTCCGGAGGCGGTTATTAATAATGTGCAAGGGTCGCCGGCAGCTTTTAATATAAATAATAGAGTAATACCTTGGTCGGTATCGGTCAATGGGGATTATGGTCAATATAAATTTGTATTTCCATCTAATGGGAGTGTGGTTAATCAAACACAAAGTGAGTGTTTTAACATTCTAGGTCAAATGATTGAAAATGTGTCGGGGAATACTTCTATGTATAATGGGTCTGTTAGATTATTTTGGACGGCACCTAATTACGGATATTTTGATAATTCTAAAGTTAGTAAACCTGAACCAATTCATTATTTAAAAGAAATATTTTCGGGTCAATCGGTACAAGAAAATTTCTCAATAAATGGGAAGTCAACTGATTATACAAAAATGAGTGAAATATTTTCGGTGTTTGATAGGGACGCTTTAGACCAATTTGAAACTGAATTTTTAAACTTTTCAACATCGGTCTATAATTATGAAGTTGACCCTAACTCTACTGAAACTGATACTGAAAAATCATTTAAAAATTTTCAATCATTAATGAGAAATATGATGAAAATTCCTAACACTAATTTAAGTAATGATTTATCAGTTGAAGAAGTACAATCAAAACAATTAACAAATGTTTCAAATATAATTTCTCAATTTTTAAATTATAACAGTTATTTTAAAATAGGTAATCCATCATCATTTAATAAACAATTGTTTTACACATTTTCAACTAATCATAGAATTGAAACACCGGTTACTTGGGATTATTATAACTATGTAACACCAAATTCATTACCTACAGGAACAACCTTAAATAATTCAATTACGACTTACCCATTAGAGTGGGCTGCTTTGGAGACATACGTTGGGTTTTCTGAAATACCTCAATTAACCTATAAAGATGGGGGTTCATATATTACTGATTTCTTTATTGATTGTAATGTTGCGTTTGATGTCTATAATATTGAAAAATTGGCTCCAATAATTAAAATTTACGCTACTCAAAAATTAAAAGACAATACTTTGAATTATGATAAGTTTGTTAAATTAATGGATGGTTATTTAGATAATTTAGATTCGTTTAATGATAGAATTATTAATAGTACTATTCTTAAAATACAGAAAGCGTTACCGAATGTTAATTTTACTTCTCAAGAAAAACCTGAAACTGTTTTAGAGAGTAAACAAAGTAAACTTGAATTATGGGAATCATTTAAGGCTACAAATGATAAATGGATTTCTGGAACTGATTTTAAAGAAAAAACATTATTTGAAGATGTTTTATTATTGGACAGGGCAAGTCGAGATGTTGGTAATTTGATTCTTGTTGATGTACAAAAATTAAAAAATAACTTAACAGACATTAATGTTAAAACAACTATGTTAGTGTACATCCAAACAATATTAGTTGAAAATAATTTTGTTGTGATGAATATACCATCATATGTTAATTTTTATAATGTTCAAGACGCGGTTAAAAATCCAAAACCAAAACCGGAGGGAACGTTAGAATTTGCAAACTCGTTATTTGGTACATTTATGAATGTTGATTATAGAAACTCATCGGCAAAGATGGTTTGTTTTTATGCGGGAAAACCAAGTGAACAATTAGATTTAAAAGAAAATGTTGATTATCGTTATAGAAATGATGCGTTTGATTTAAGACGTGTTGATAATCCATTAGTGGAAAACCAAATAGGTAAAAACGATTGGGATAAGTCAAACAAAGTTGTTGGGTTTAATGTGGATATTGGTCCTCAAAACCAATCAATTTTTCGCGGATTTAATGTGAGTCAAAATCCGGGAAAGGCGACAGCTGAGTCATTAGAAGTTTTAAATCAAATGGCTAATCAATCAAACAATAGAGGAGGTGCTACCCAAAACAATTCATTATATAATTTATATAAAAATAGAAGTTATTCTTGTCAGGTAACTATGATGGGTAACGCTATGATACAACCTACAATGTATTTTAATTTAAGATATGTTCCTATGTTTAGTGGTCCATATATGATTCAAACAGTTAATCATTCAATATCTCCGGGTAACTTTGAAACAACGTTTGAGGGTATTAGACAACCAACAGCATCATTACCTAAGGTGGACAATTATATTCAATCTTTAAAAACAACATTATTACAATCAATTATAGACAAAAATAAAAAAGATAGGCAAGAAAAAGAAAAGGCAATTAAATCTACGACCGCAACTACTACTAATACTAATATTAAAAAACAAACTAGTGATAAAGTTGATGAAAATACAAAACAAGATGGTACAAAACAAAGTAATAGTCAAAATTGTAAACCTGATAACGCTAAGTATGATAAGTTTACGGTGACTGATGATAAAGTAAGTTCTAGTGCAACATATAAAGAAGTTGTTGATTTAATATTGTCAAAAACAAATGACCAAAAAATACGTTATTCGGTTTTTGCAACAATGTATATAAGGTCATCTCAAAGTGGTATGTTACAATCTCAATCCAATAATTACAGTGCTGTGGATTTATTACAAGATTGGGGGCCATCTGTTGGACCTTTTTTTACCACTAAAAAATATTATTGTAGTGATTCAAATAAACCATATGTTGTGTTTGATAGTTTAAATCAAAATGTTGATTTTTTAATTTCTAGATATGAAAAAAGAGTTGCTAACATTGCTACTATATCGGCAACAGATATTACTAAATTTATTATATTAAATGCTGACTCAGATATAAGTCCGGATTCTGTTTATACATCAATGAGTTCTACAGATATTCAAACAATTGAAAGTCGTGTGCAAGAATCTATTCAAAAATTTAATCCAATATCAGGTAATTACACCAATACACCACCACCGGCGGAAGTTCCGGCTCCCGAACCATTTGATTTTGTTGTTGAAGAAGTGGGTGGCTCATTTAATAAGTTGACGGTAACCATAAAACCAAATGTTGGTGTATGGAAAATGTTTGTTGCTGAATATAAATATTACAAAGTAACATCTGAATGTGGTAGTTCCGAGGGGTCAGGAACAAGGTTAGATGAGTATTTTTCAACAAATAAAGAAACGTTTACAATAACTAGACAAAATATTTTGGATGATGAGGGTTGTGGTGCAACGACGGCTCAAAAAGATTTAGTAGGTAAATATACATACCGTATATGGATTTATGCAAATCTCGATTTACCGGTAACTAATGTTGGAGAAAGTTCAAGACAACAAGCAATTTGGAATGACTACGTTATTAGTTTTGAGATAAAATAACATTTACAAATAAACAGATATTTATATATAAAAAAGATTATGGACACAAAATCATTATTAGAGAATTACTTAGGTAAAAAAACTCGTACTACGGAAAAAGATATGGGTAACGGCTCAAAGCAAGTTTGCGATTTAGATTCAGGAGATTGTTATACAATTAGAATGAAAGATGGTCTTATTGAAAGAGTTGATAACACAATGAACCAAAATAGAAAAATACAGGTTGAAACAACAACCGGTGTAAAACAATTATTAAACGGATAATATGAAAAAAATTGATAATAGAATTTTAGAGGAAATTGCTAGATATAATTCAATCAATAATTATATTGTTGAACAGGATGCTACTTTACCACCACCTCCGGGTGAGGGAGACCCAAACGCTTTACCACCGGCAGGAGGTGCTCCGGCACCTGTTGACCCAAATATGGCAGCACCGGCACCCGCAGCACCTACAGGTCCACAACCGGTTGATTTAGAAAATGACCCTGATGTAGAAAAAGTTGGTGAAGGAGATTCTGAAGGTAAAACGGAAGAAATGGATATTACCGATTTAGTAAAATCTCAGAAAAAAGTTGAACAAAAACAAGAAGAGTATTTTGAAAACTTATTCCAACATTTAGATAATTTAGAAAATAAATTAGGTGAGATGGATGGTATTATGAGTAAATTAAATGACTTAGAAATGAAAGTTGAAAAATATAGAGAAAAAACACCTCAAGAAAAATTGGAACTTAGAAGTTTAGATTCGGGACCATTCAATCAGAAACTAAGTCAATTCTTTGATGATAAAGAAGATGATATGGAAAAATCGGGAAAAAATGAATATATTTTAACTCAAGATGATGTTGAAGATTATTCACCAATTGAAATTAAGAAAACATTTAGAAATTTTGGTGATGAAGGTAAACCAACATCATTCCAACAACTAAGATAAATAAGACGGACATTAGTCCGTTTTATTTTATAAAACAATTTGACAAACACACGGCTGACACTTATACTTTTATAAACCTTTAAATATTTTAAACACTATGGCGACAAATTCATTAGACGCAGTTTTGTCTCAATACGAGAAAGCAAAACAAGGTAGTACTTCTTCTACCTCAAAATTCACACAAGAAGAAAGAATGAAAAAATACTTTGCGGCAATCCTTACTGATAAGGAAACCCAAGGACAAAAAAGATTAAGAATCTTACCAACAAAAGATGGTTCTTCACCATTCAAAGAAGTTTGGTACC